GATCGCCGACGAGCGTCGACTGGCTGATCACGCTCGACTTGAGCATGTGGGTCCAGCCTTCGCCCGACACGACCCAGGCCGTGTTCGCGGCCCGGGTGTCGATCTTGCCGACCAGCTCGGCCAGGTCGCCACCGTCGAAATCGGTGCCGGCCTCGACCTCGTTGTCCTCGTCGACCAGGTCGACCAGGCCGTCGATTTCCTTGGCGTTGTCGCCGTTGAGCCAGACGTTGTCGATCTTGGTCGCGACCGCGATCGAGATCTGGCGGTTGAACACGGTCGCGAGGTTGGCCACGCCGGCCGCGTCGTCGAGCAGCCGCCGCGAGATCGTGACCAGTCGGCCGACCTCGTTCAGCTTGATGTCCTCGCGGCTGGTCGGGAGCGCCTCATCGTCGACCTCGGTCAGCTCCTCGACCCAGTCGGCCTCGATGTCGCCGATCTTGGGAACCTGGAACTCGTTCGAGGTCGTCTCGAACAGGGTCGCGAGCTGCACACCCACCGACTGGTAGGCGAGCGTCTCGAGGAACCCGCGGTACAGCTCGGGGGAGACCAGCTCGACGCCGGCCCCGTCATAGGTGGGCGAGGTCTCGCCCATGTTGCGGAGGTCGATCGCCTTCGCGCCCATGCCGATCGCCCGGAGGAACGCGCCGCCAGCGACCAGGTCTTCCGCCTTCACCGGGCCGCGCTTGGCGATGTGGATGGCCGGAGCCTTCCGGGTCGCCTTCTCGACTTCGCCGGCGGGGGCGGAGGCGGGCGTGGCCGCCGTCACCTTCCGCAGTTCCTCGAGCCGGTTGTCCAGTTCTCGCTCGCGGGCGGCCTCGACGGCCACTTCGGCGGCGCGGGTCTCGGCGGCGTTCAGCCGCTCCTGGATCGACGCGGAGTCGGCGTCGTCCTTGGGCTCCATGGAGCGGAGGTCGACGATGGTCTTTGAGAGCGTGGATGCTTCATCCTGAAGCCGGGCGAGCTTGGGGCTGGGCATCATGCCCTCCTGTGAGCGTTGGTAGTTGTCCGAAACCTCTCGCACGATAAAGACGACCGCCCGAACCCTTGAAGCAAATCAGGGGCGACATTTTCCGTCGGGGCACGACTCCGGCACCCGGCCCTGTTGCCGCTGCCGCTTGCATCGTTCGCAGCCGCAGCGGCAGACCTGTTCGACGCGGCCGTCGGGTTTCCACACTCCGTTGACGCAGGTCTGGCCGCAGTCGCAGTCGGTCGGGGCTGGGGCCGGGGGCGCAGGCGCGGCCGTGACCATCGACGCGCGGGCGGCCGACACCGCGGCCGCCGCCTTCGCGTGCTCGAGGTCGAGGGCCTGGGGCTCCGCCGACAGCCAGACCAGGAGCGAGATCAGCCAGCGCCAGAGGCTCATAGGGTGTTCCCGTTTTCGAGGATCTGGAATCCGTCCCGATCGACCCGCGACCGCACCACCGCGGCCGGCGGCTCCGGCGGGGCCGGCTCGACGAACACCGCGACCCACAGGAGGTTCTTCGCGGCCTTCGCGATCCAGCGGACGACGGGCCGATCCTGGGGGCCGGGGCCGGGGGCGGGCCTCGAGCTGGTCCACCAGCCGGCCGCGAAAACGACCACCAGGACCAGGAGCGTGTTTCGGTCGAGCTTCATGGTTTTCCTCAGAGTGCGAGATCGAGGCCGGGGATCATCACCGGGCCTTCGTCGGGCGGGGGCGGAGCGAGGACGTCGTTCGAGAGATCACGCCAGCCGAAGCCGGCGACGGAGCCGACCGCGAAGGAGTCGGGCTGGCTTCCCAGCATCCGGTCCACGGTGGACCGGCGGACCCAGAAGCTTCCCTCCGGCATGTCGGCCGGCCACTTCGGGCCGGAGATCCATCGCGGCCCCCAGCTGTTCAGGCACAGGAGCGCGTCGTCTGGCGATCCGTTCTTCGCGTAGCGGACCGCCACGAAACACATGCAGTGGGCCCACTGGCCAGAGGCTCGCGCGTAGGCGTGCTGGTCCCGGACCGATTCGAAGCCAACCAGCGAACAGACCGGGATCGGGAACCCGGCCTCGATCGCGGCGGCGGCCTCCGCGAAGGTCTTGACCATCGCGACATGCTGGGCCGGGTGCCGCTTCGCGATCGCGTCGAGCTTGCCGCCGTCGCCCTGGCCGCCGTTGCCGTAGGCTCCCCACTTCTTCGCCCGGTCGGCGGAGTAGACGCGGAGATCGTGGCCGCCGACTTCCTCGCGGTAGACGATCCCCCAGTCCTTCACCCACCGGGCCGCGGCCGCGCCGTAGCTGCCATCGCTCCAGCCTCCGACCGGGTTCTTTCCGTCGCCGGGCCGGCCGCGGGCGCAGACTCTGCTCCCGCCATAGATCGCTTCGGTCGAGGGGAACGGCGGCGGGTTCGCGAGCCGGCCGGTCTCCCAGTCCACGCATTGGGCGATCCAGACCCCGTGGGCCCAGCCCCAGGAAACGCAGTCGCCGATTCCCTGCCGCTCGACCACCCACGGCCGGCCGTAGAGCGCGGCGTGGGCCTTGTAGGCGGCGCGGTAAAGGAAGGTGTCGACCCCCTTCGCCTCCCGGATCGTCTCGGCCCCGGCCTGGCGGAACATCGGCTCCGGCAGCTCGCGGAGGAACGCGGCCACGCCGTCGGGATCCGGGTGGTATCCGAAGTCGCCGTCGGCCTCGAGGCCGAACAAGCCGCCGGCCGGGCGGCCGCGGAGGCCGCCGATCAGGAAGGCGGCGGCCACCCCCAGGAGCAGGACGAATGCCAGAAGGCGCAGGTGGCGAAACTCAGCGCGAGACATCGGCGGCCCTCGCGATTTCGCGGTAGGCGGCGATCCAGGCGGACCGCTGGGCGGGCGACATCGGCGCGCCGCTCGTGCCGGCCGTGCGGTCGAGGTATTCGCGGATCGCCTCGCGGGCTCGGGGGTATTTCTCGCCCAGCGAGACACCCTTCCACCGCATGGCCTTCGCCCTGGTCCGCAGCTCGTCCCAGGCCACGCCGGTCTTCACGAGTGGCTCGGATGACATGGCGTCCCATTCCAGCTCGTCGGCCAGTTCGGCGAAGTGGGCCGAGACCGCCGCGGCGTCGGCGGCCGCGTCGGGGCCGACGAACATCCCGCGAAGGTCGACCGCGGCGTCGGGGGCGGGCGGCGCGGGCGTGGGGGCCGTCGGCCCCGACCGGGCCCACATGACCGCGGCCGCCGCCAGGAGCGCCGCCCCGGCCAGGTGCTTCCGCTCGATGGTCGGAGCCTTCTCGGCGAACGCCGCGACCAGGTGGGTGATCCGGTCGCCGGCGAACAGGTAGACCGCCCCGGCGATCAGGAGCAGAACGACAAGATCCATGATCAGGCCCTCACGAGTGGCAGCAGCTGCTCGATCGCCCCGGAGGCCAGGGCCAGGACCAGCGACCGAACGGCCGGGCGGGCGATCAGCCAGAGCGGATAGACGACGGCGGGGACGGCCTGGTCGGCCACCGCGTCGAACAGGTGGGCCACGGCCTCGAGGGCCAGGGCCTTCTTCTCCGCGCCGGTCATGGAGCCGACCGTGTCGAGGGCGGTGACGACCAGGCGGAGCAGGGCCAGCATCAGGTCGCCAAACTCGACCCAGGTCAGGCCGTCGGCGGAGGCCGACTTCGAGGCCTCGACGAAGGCGTGGATTTTCCCCAGGAGGCCGGCGTCCAGGTTCGTGGCCACGGCCACGGGGGCGGAAGAAATCATGGGTCGGTTTCCTTTCAGCCGGTGACGATTCGCATCCGGGCGGCGGCGGCCGCTGCCGCGGCCCGGGCCCCGGCCAGGGTCGAGACCTTGACCGGCGGCGTCCCCCGCGGGACCGGCGCGGCGTCCGGGATCCCCTCGGGGTAGTCGTCGATCCACACGTCCACCTCGAGGCCGGCGGCGGCCGCGGCGGCCCGCTTCTGGGTGCCGGTGCCGCAGAGCAGCAGCCCGGCCAGGTCGAGGTCGCCGAAGGCCAGCCGCAGCTCGTCCCGGTTGGCGTCGGTGTCCTCGCGGCGCGAGATGCACACCACGCGATTGCCGCGCCCCGTGGCGTCCACGATGAAGGACCGCCACAGGCCGGGCGCGGCGGTGAACGTGCGGTCGTAGTCGATCGAGATCGTGAGCGGCTTCGGCTCGGCCCGGGCGGCCACGATGCCGCGGGCGTTCTTCCAGAGCGGGAGCGACCGCGTGCCGATCGAACTCTGGGGGTAGGCCGGGTAGGTCACGGCGGAGATGTCGTACAGGCCGGAGGCCCGGAATACCGTCCGCGTCACGTTCCCCTTCTCGTCCTCCGTCCAGGCCTCCCCGTCGGGGGCGGCGGTGAACGCGAACGACGAGCCGGTGATCGTGCGGTCCTCGACCAGCATGGCCAGATCCCGGCCGTGGGTCGTCTGGATCGGCCGGTGGACGTACTCGAGGCCCTTCAGCGCCTTCCGGATCTCCAGGCGGCCGTTCGAGGTCCGGCCCGTGATCAGGTGGGACAGGTGGTCGGTCAGGAACGGGACGTCGATCTTCCCTCGCGGATCGTTCGCCTTCCGGTCGACCAGGCCGTCGAAGGCGGTCGGGGCGAACTTCTCGCGGAAGCCGCCGAGATCCACGGACAGCGAGTCCCACGGCGGCG